ATTTTGTGTAACTTATGTGGAGAAAAAACTAGTTCTTCTTACCGCCACCAAATGTTACGCGAGAGCTTCTCTCATTCGAGATCGGCATGCTAGGATGTTGGTCTTTCAAAGGATCGTTTGCAATCGCATCATCTTTATCTTGCGTAACTTGTGCAAAATATTTTGAGCGCTCTTCAACGGTTTCCTTCGGAATCCTTGCTAGCATTAAACCCCCAACAGCTATAACACCGCTATATCTACCTGTATCAATTGCAGGCCATTCAATGTCAGGATATTCGTCAGCTCTGACAAATTCCCAACCTTCGCGTAGTCTAGCGGATA